CATACACCAATGCGTTCGTCATCTCTTAAATAAGGCGCTGACTGCAACAGGGCGCCATAGAGATAGATGTCAGGGCTTAAAGACAAAAGCCAGTTACTGGTATTGCTGTCAGAAAGAACAGGCACCTTGGCGTAGTAAACGAGTTCTGCGGTGTAGCCAGTGCTCGTATTATCTGGCGCCGGAAAAACTTCGATCTCAGTGCCGACATGGGTGTAGTACCTAGGCTTGCCGGTTGCGCTAGATGATGCGCGCAGCTTGTTGATGTATTCGTTAGTGACATACTCCAACGGTTCTACCGGGTCTGTCTCTAAAATCAATTGCACTGTCTGCATCCAATCCGCAGGCGTTGCACTAAATCTTGAATCGATCGTTGCCCGACTGCGCGTGATCATGTATCGGTGACGAATGTCTCGTTGAAACTCTGCTTCCGCCAGGCTAATAAAATCTGGAATTGCTGCGGTCAAATCATCTCGATTCAGCCAATCAGCAATGCTTGCTTTTAATTCAGCGTAAGTAGTGAGAGCCACTAAACAGTGCCTCCTCTCGTTCTGAAATATTTGTTATCGCCGTCATTGAGCCAGCGTTTGAAGCGAGCAGGGTCATCAACGATGCCCTGCTGCTTCAGGTCGTAGTAAATACTCATGGGGATGCTCGCAACCTTGGACCACTCACCGTATCGCTGGTGCTTGTCCACGGCGTTAGCCGATCGTTTGTTTGCTTCGATGATCTCTGTCACGTCTTGCGAGGTAGCAATGACGATCTTGTCATCTTTGAGCGTATCGCCTTGCTCATAAATCATATCAGTCTTGATTTTAGAGTCGGCGTCAAACGATAGATTGCGAATATCTTCCATGTTTTTTCCTTATGACGTGCTTAGATCACGAATAACGCCCAAACCGGCTTCGTTATTCACTTGCAGACCATACTCAGCCAACATCATGTACTTGGTGGCATCGCCCGTCTTCGCAAGTTCTTCGCTTTGCAGAGGACGCAGAGTGGTCATTTCGATCATGTCGGGGTCAATGACATAGGCATCACGATCTCTGCTGAACCTGTTAGGAACAACTGAGATTGAGCCGAAGTCGGACACATACACATCAGCCGCACCAATGATCGTAGTAGGACCGTCAGGTGCCTGGTAACGTTGAGCCGCAATACCTGCAAAACCAGATACAACAGTTTTAACGTGGGGACCGACCATTAAGAACTTTGGATCACCTCCATTTGAGTACATTGACTGCACTACGGCTTTCAACATTGGTTCTGTAAATGCTCTTTGAGTGCCATTAGTTGGTCCTGCATTCGGAACACCACCAGACAATGTTGGATTAGTTCCGTTAGTGCCGTTGGACGTGTTAGAAGTTAACCAGGAAGTAAGCGGCGCTGTTTTACGAGCAGTAGAAGCATTACCACCAGCGGCAGCGTGATGCAGACCACAAAGGTTAAACTCCATGTCTCGCTTGAGCTCATCGCCCTTTTCAGCGATTGCCAGCGCTATATCAGACCTACGACCCGCTGTATCCAACGCACCGCCAAGGTTATCAGCTATGATGAAATCCTTTCTGCTGATCTGGGTATAATTTCCCAATCTGACAGTTGGGGTTATCGCTTGAAAGCTGGAAATATCGTCCCCGTCGATGTGATGGTTCGCTGACGGGTTTGCCAAGGTGCTTGTCTGCCATTCGAAAAAGGTATTAGATACTTTCTTCTTTTTGGTCATGTTGCTAATGAAAGGAGTAGTCTGGGGTGAGATGTTAAAAATAACATTCGCCAGGTCTTCCCTGATGCCGACAGCGCTGTATCGGGTAAAAGTGTTGGTAATAATTGCCATGTCAATTTGCCTAAATAAGAGATTCTATTAAGCCTGCTGCGTCTTCCAGCCGACCAGTTTTTGCAAGACGTTGACGAGCTTTTTTCACCTTCCTTGAACTAGGTTTTACTTGGCCTTGCCTGCTGCCAGGCTTGACGGTTGCAGAGCGGTTACCTTTTTTGGCAGCCTTCTTAATGCGCGATTGGCCTCTGTCATACAACATAGCCTTTCGCAAAACCTTTATGTGATTGGCGCGAACGAGTGACTGAAGTTCTTCTTCTGCTACGCCTGCTTCTAAAAGATACTGGCGCAGCTCTTCTCGTTCTGTTGCTGCTGTTGATTCATCCTTCCATTCTGGGATGACCTCTGGCAGCCGGTGGACTTCTTCGCTCAAAACTTGCTGCATTGCTTGCGTTTGATACTGTTGGTTCGCCTGCGCTACCCGCTGCTGCTCCAACTGGATCGCCGCAAAACGTTCCTGCTTGGCAAATTGGCGTTTATTCCACTCTCGCTCTAAGCGGGTTGCCTCGATTGGGTCTTCGTTATAAAGACGATCAAAGTCCGGCACCGGCTCATCACTGGTGTTCAATTGAGTTTGCAATGCACTGAGGAGTTGTGCGTATTGCTGTCGCTCTAAAAGTACCGCATCACGGTCTTGCTCGAACGTTTTCCGCTCTTCCGATAATGCTTGCGACTTCTTTGTGTAGTCTGCCTGACGCGAGTACCCGTTTTTGAGTTCGTCTAGCTGAACCTCAACTTCTTCTCCGTTTATTTTTACGGTAAAAGCTTCGGCTGCTTGCTCTTCCTCTTCTGGGTCGTATTCATCGTCATCCAGATCGGCATCGTCTTCTTCTGCGTCGAATTCCTCTTCGGATTCTTCGTACTCAGCTTCTAACTCAACCTCGCCCTCTAGGGACTGGTCAACGCCTTCTTCGATCTCTTCTGCCTTATCCTCTTCAGGGGCTAGTAAATCTTCGATTGCGTCTCTTGCTTGGAAAAGTCCACTACTGGGATTTTCCGCGTCATATTCCATTTTATCACTCATAAACTTTAGCTCCTATTTTTTTCGAAAGCGATCGAGTCGGCAGCAGCTCGCATGCTGTTGACCAGGTGATCCATCGCTTCCAATTGTGCGTGAAGTCTTTCCCGGTTATCGGGTTTTCTCTCACGCTGCCACATCTCAAAAATTTGGTACTTCACTCGACTGCATAGTTCCTCAAAGTCAGGTTCATCGAACATTCGCTGGATGCTCTCAAGATACTGCTGCTCCGTTTTGGCCATTACTCACGCTCGTTAGTTGTCTTATCGCTTCCCGGTCCCGCTCAGAACCGGCCTTAATCGCTGCTGTATCAACCTGGGCACCAAAGCGCGCAGTGATCTCCGCTGCTTTCAGTGCTATGTCTGCCTCGTCTTTATCTCTGCGCCGATCGTCTTCTCGCATCATCTTCTCGCGCTCAAGTTGCAGTTCGGCTTGCTTCTTCTGAATATCCGCTTGAATACTCTGCATTTGCACCTGGATCAGCGCAGCGTTCGGGTCTTGTTGTTCTTGCGGTGGTTGCTGCGGTTGATATTGCGAAGGGTCGGTGAAGAATCGATTGACATCTTTAAAGCCGGCCAGCTCTAACATCTGCGTCATGGTGGCGTAGTAATTCTGCGCGTTGACAATGGGGTTATCTGGACCTAGTTGCTGCAATAACTGCTCTTGCTTCTGTGCTATCTGCTGCAACATCATCAATCGCTCAGTGTCTCCGCCTTTACCCAGGCTAACGTTGGCCACTACGTCCATGCTGGCATTCCAGGCATCCGGGCTCATCGGCACAAAGTTGTTGCGCAATCGAATCATGCGAGTGCGTTCTTGATGCGTAACGACTAGCTTTAAGATGCCCTTGAAAAGTCGCGACATGCCGTTTTCGGCGAACAGTCGAGCGATCATTTCTGTGCGTTGCTGGGCTGCCTGGATCGTTTGATTGACTGCCATCAGCGTCGAGCTTTGCAGAGCTTCTGGCGCCAGACCATCGGCGGCCTTGCTGATTCCGGTGCGGTTCTCTCTGATCTCGTCCAAATACTGCATCATGCCGAATGCATCACCACCCACATAAGGCAAGGTGAAAGGCACAACAGCACCAGGCTGTCGCATGCGAATAATGCCGCCGGCTTCAACGTTCATCACGTCTTCCAGGCTGGCTTGACCTTCAACAACACCAACCCTGGGGTGAGTAGACATTGCGAGGCTGTCGAGTGATGCGCGCAGTACAGCAGACTTAATGCGCTGTATGTCCATTGTTAGATCGGCGATTGACATGCCGAAGAATGAATGCGGTTCAGGATCAGGGCAGAACATTGCGAATGGGATATCGTCGCATGGCTCGTTCCGCTGTACTTCGTAGGTTGGACCGGCGCAGCATATCTTGCGCAGCTCACCGATACCGTCACCATCCATGTCGATCCGCATGTACGCTTCAACGTACAGCACCCGTCTTCGCGTTGGATCGCTGTAGTCACGGGTTTGCTGGCTAAACTGACGCTCTCTTGCTTCTACGTTAAACAGGTCAAAGTCTTCATCATCTGTAGCGTAATCGATGATGTCATCGTACTCGTAACCCATTTCAACGAGTTCGCTAACAGTAGCGTAGCGGCGGTGGGCGATGAGATCAGCGTCAGCAAAGGAGCGAGCGTGGCGACTGACGAGAATCTCTTCTGGAGGCACCGCCGCTACTTTTACTTTGCCGTTCGCACGTCTGTGCGTCACGCTGACTGTAAAAAGTTGGACTTGTTGGCCATCGGGCGAATCGAACGTGTCGGTGCTCGCGGTTTCTAGTGATGTGACATCGACGTTAGGATCGCTGTTAAGTGCAGCGAGCGCTTGCTCGTCGAGTCCTGATAATTTGTACGATTGAACTTCTTCGCTCTCATCCCAGTAGTATTTTAAAAAGCCGCTGCCCTTGACGAGTGCGTCTTTAAATACCGAATAAAGAATCTCGATATACGATTGGTCTTGGTCTTGTTGGAGGATGTAGTTTGCGTAATCAGTTG